GTTAGCGGAGAAAGTAAAACTAAAAACCAACCAACATGAAAACCCATACACATCGGACAATGAAAAAGTTTTCCGTATCCCTTGAATCTTTCTTTTGCTGGTCTAAATCTTTTAATTAGCGGCATATCACTATACACAAGAATTTGTGTAAGTCCATATGCTGCTAAAACAAAAATTAATAGTTCCATTATTACCTCTATTCTAAGGTGTAAAGATAGTTTAATGCGTATGGATCTCTGATGTAGCCTTTACGAATAGATCCTTGTTTGACAGCCTGTGGGACCTCACCTAACTCTGTAGAATCAGCCTTGTCCGGGTCTGTCAACTCATCATCAGTCATAGAAACAATTGCCTCTGTATGCTCAAAGTATGGACGCTCTTCTGTGATAAACTGGGAGATGTTTACAAGAGTTAACTTTGCAGCACTTGTATCTTCATTATCAGGCGTCTGCATAGTTGCCTCAAACGACCCATAAAAAGAACCAGCCTGGATAGACTCTGGAATAACAAGACCTCTTTTCTTTAAATAAGTGAAAAGTCTATTTTGTGCTCCATAAACATAATCAGAAGCAACTTCTTTTGGGAAAGCGATAACTTTGTTTTGAGCAGACGAAAGAATGATGTCGATGTCGCCGTGATCAAAGATCATAAGATCACCCGAAAGGCTCTTTCGGATGTCCATTTCAAGGGTGACTAATTTTCTGTTGGCTTTGTTGCCAACTCTAATCGTTATCGCCATTATAAATTTCCTCAACTAATGACTGGGTTTTGAGAACAGTCATCAAAACATTTTCGTTGATGTCTGATTTAGCAAAAGACTTTAGTTTTTCAACAATCTGGTTTGTCTTATTGAGCATCTCTTCATCGTTCTTGATGGCATCAACATTGACAGCCTCAGCAAGTTTTGTTTTGAGGCGACCAATCTCTGTGTTAAGATACATTTTTAATTCTAAGCCATTATCAGAGAAAGAAGTAATGTACCTTGTAAGAAGATCTTTCTGCTCTTGAAGAAGTCCATTCTTATACTTGTCGTTGAACTTACTAACAAAGGTTCTGAAAGTAACATTATCGATAGCAGGTGTCTCAACATTCTGCGCTGTTGTGGTCATACCCTTTACAATCTCGCCCTCAAGAATAACTCTATTCTTCGGAGAAGTTTTAGTAGAAAACATTTGATCGATTGTAGCAAGAGCCTTGTAATTTGGAACAAAGTTGTTGAAGATCTCTGGTGTGAGTTCTTTGTTGATGTCGTGGATCAACTCGGTCTGCTGTTTGAACAATCCAGTTGGATCAATCATCATCTTTTGTCTGCGAGACTCATTGATTACCTTTTGTGAAGTATTCTCGTCAAGGCTTTGATTTTCATAAAGAGATCTATAGCATTCAAGATCTTGTCTCAATAAACTTTTAGAGTGAAAGTGTCTTTTGATAATAGAGATAGTTTTATCTCTTCTCTCAACATCTTCTTTGAGAACAGCAACTGTCGCTTCTCTTACTAATGCCTCATAAACAAAAGCAGTATTACGCTTTTTATTATGTCTAATTTTCATTCTTTTGCTCCACTAAAGTCTCTTTCTTGGTGTCTAAACCTTCCAAAAGAACACGCAAAGTACTATCAATCTCAAACAAACGAGACTCCTCTGTGCGCTCTCTTATGGTATAAATAGATTCATCTTGCTCATAAATACCTACATTGGCACCAATTGGGTTCGCAAGCGTGTTGATCTCGGAACCTGGGAGTACATTTCTAACTCCGGAACTTGCTTTCTGTGCTCCGCCAGCAGCCTTCATAGACCTGCTACGAGGACCACCACCAGAGCGTCTATCGTCGCGTTTAGGGTAATAGATTTTCTTACCCTTACTGTTTGGTCCTCCGTGAATTCTTGGAGCGTCACGAGAGCCAGGAGGTACTGCTAATAATGGAGACTCATCACCGCCGGCTGCTGGTTCTGCCGCCGGGGCTTCTCCTGGGGCTTCTGGTGCTAAATCAGTTGGTTCAATCTCTGCTGGACCTCCTGGTTCTGCGCCCAAGTCAGCACCAAGATCTGCACCTAAATCAGCACCGAGAGCACCACCAAGTTCTCCTCCGGCTGCTGCTGCTTGTTCAGCAACGGCTTGGAGGGCAGCATCATGCTTGCGATCATAATACATCTCGCGTTGATTGCGGATAAAGTCTTCGTGACCCATACCAAAGATGTGCTCCATAACCCAGCGACGAGAGAAGTAGCCTTCGGTAGCGGAAGCAGCAATGTCAAACTTCTGCTTCCAGTGCTCAATCTCTTGAAGTTCAGCAATCTTGGAAGGATTGTTTAGAGTAAGTTCAAAGTTCAAAAGGTCATCACCACGGAAGCCAAGAGTATAAAGATGAATAATGCCAATCTTTGTAAGTTCTGCGATAATAACACGCTGCAATCTTTGAATAGTTCTAGAAAAACGAATATCTTTCTGTGCCAATGTTGTCTTATCTTCTGTGGCACCCTCACCCATAGCCAAATAAGCCTGTGGGATCTTGAGGGCAGAGAATAACTTATCACGAAGATACTTGATATCGTCAATGGCAGTAATGTTTTGTGCTCCTGCAAGTGACTGAATGTCAGTAACAGAGCCAGCACGGACAGGAATAAAATAATCTTCTTCAATAGACATAGGGTTATAACGAAGATCAATCTGACCAGTACTTGGATCAACAACAGAATGACGCTTCAACTGCGTAACAATCTTTTGCATATACTGCTCAACATCCTGTGGAGGGATGGCACCAACATCAATCTTGAATACACGACGCTCGGAAGAACGAACAACACGATAAGCCATCATAGAGTCTTCCATAAGAGTCAACTGACGCCAAATACGACGAGCAGGCTCTAAAATAGAGGAGCCATATGGAATATGCTTGTCGTTTCCTAAAATGCGGAAATGACAAACCTGCCAGTTTTCAAAAGTCATACCAGCAGAGTTCCACTGATACTGAACATAGTTTGGGTTTGTGGAATCCTTGCCCTCTAATCTTTCAATCTCTTGCGGAGGAAGAGCAATAACAGACTTAACGCCGTACTTATCATCAATGTCTAAATACAAAAAGAAGTCTCCATACTTACACATTGTGCGAGACCAACCAAAAAGATTGTATTTAAGGTTGAGAACCTGATCAAAAAGAATGTTTAGTACTGCTCTGATCTCTTCGTTGCTGCATTTAATGTTGAGCATAGGACGAAGTTCAGAGTAAGTGGTCATCTCATCAGCATAAATGTCTAATGTAGAGGCAATCTCTGGTGTATATTCCATCTGATCAAAATCAACATAACGCTCTGTGCGTCGCTGATTAGCAACCGCGTCTGTAGCAACAACATCAAGAGGATTATAAACAGACTTTTTAAACTGTTGTCCAGAAGCGGACTTAAAGCGAGAACCAAACTTATCTAAATGCTGGCGACGAATACGACGACCAGACTGTGAACGATAGTTGATGATTGGTCCGGAGAACAACCTTGTAAGCGCTTTAAATAAATCCGATTGTGGATTTGCTGGGTTTCTTGCATTTCTTGCCATTTATTGTCTCACTTTATAATCCAACCAAATTGCTCATATGTTTTTTGTGCTTCGGTCTTTTGTTGCATAATGCTATCTTTTTTATAACCATGTTGTCCTTTGATTTGCGTATTCATGGTAGTTTTAGATGTTATAATTGCATTTGAAAAAGCCATTTGGTAATTTAGTTCTCTTGCATTTGCTTGAAGTGCAGTATCGCGGACCCAACAACAAATAGCAAGAGCCATGATTAAATCATCATGATAACCTTTCATGGCTTGTGGTTTGCCATGGCTCCAAATAAAAGTCTTGAATTCACTAACTACACGGGTAGAATATATCTTAATTAGTTTATTTCTTACAAACTCCTCTAATTTAGCAATGATAAGTGGTCTTGTCTTCATGCTAGTAGAGAAGCCCGGTACAGCAGAGTTATGAACTTCGGCTTGATGCTGTTCAATGTACTCGTGCGTGGACTTAATTGAATAATACAAATTAGGATAGTTATATTCTATCAGTTTATCGAGAACTGTGTAGCCAATATTATTATTTTCTACAACCAACATACAGTTTCCAAACTCTCGACCAACTTGATTTAGCATTTGTGCAAACATGTCTGGCGTAGGCTTACCTTGGTATTCTGCAATGATTTCAAGAGTTTCTAGTTTTAGTATGTGAAAAGTGGAATAGTCTTCACCATCACCGCGAGCAACATCTGCCACCATCAAATAGTTACAAGATGGATCAAATTCTTGCCACATCCAAATGTTTCTGTCAAAGCCGGTTCGGTATTTTGGTTCGCAAACATTTGTGAGTAGCCACTCCATGTCCTCTGAATCAATAACTGTGTCGCCAGAAGTATTGAAATTACATTCTAACTCCTGTGCGATTTGTCTGCGGGACATATTTTTAGTTTCTTTACGATACCACTCTTGATCTCTATCAGGATGAACATCCCAAGGCAAAACTGTTAAGTTAAAATTATTTGCTTTTGCCTCTGCGTCAGTACAAGTTTTATGAAACCAGTTGCCAACACCATTAGGAGTAGATAGGGCAATACATCGACCACCAGTAGACAGAGTAGGATACAAACCAGTCCAAAGTTCTTCTAGTCCTTCGATGTGTGCTGCCTCATCAAGGACCAACAAGGACAACGCCTCTGAACGACCAGCGTCGCCAGAAGTAGAAGCAGCCTTGATAGAGGAGCCGTTAGATAACTCAAAAGATGTGCGGTTATCGATGTTGATGTTTGCGATACGGATCCATTCGGGAAGATTCTTCATAATCTTCTTAACTTTGTTTACTAAGTTTCCTGCTGTCGCAAACTTTGTAGCCATAACAAGAACAGCCTTATCTCTATGAAACAACATAAGCCAGACAATATATCCGGCTGTGATTGTTGAGATTCCCAACTGTCTTGCTTTCAGGATGACATTAAAGCGATAATCATTAAAGTCTTTTAGTAGAACATCCTGAAAAGGGTATGTATTAAAAAGTATTAGTCCGTGTAAAGGATGTGAAATTCTGGCGTAAGTCTTCAAAAAATAAACGGGGTCTTTGCCGCATTTAAGTATTTCTTGAACTCTTTTCTTTTTGTCTAACTTGAATGCCATTCATTTCTATTGGTTACGCGGCTTCTCTAATTGTCCTGGGACATCTTGCTTTAATTGCTCTAATTGCTTTTTAAGTAAATCAATCTTATCTTCAAGGTTCATTACCTCAACTTGCTTGGCAAAATACTGGTTTGTGCTTCTAATGTCCATTAGGTCCTCATCAGGAGTAGCGGAATAACCAACACCACGCTCCATGTTCTCCATACCTCGCGTAGCATCATCAATAGCATCACTCAATCTTTCAAGTTTTGCTTCAATGCCTTTGATGTGATCTTCTTTAGACTCGGAAACAAAAGTATTCCAGTTTTCCATTAAGATTTTCATTTCAAGATTCCTTCTTGCGTGTATCGTTTTGTGGACGTTTACCGCCGTCACCAGTCCAGCCGCCCTGACTAACAAAATCACGCCACCTATCTTCTGCCTGTGGCTTGGAGCCTGTCTCGTTGTTCATCTCTTCGTCAAGTCCGCCAACTCTAAAGTTAAGTTTAGCATTTACAAAAGAACGAACACGGGAAGAGTTCTGAACCATAACATCAATCTCGCCCTCTTTTGTAAGAGTGACTGTGTTGCCTGTAATACGCTTGTATTCACCTTTAAGCCATTTAGAAATGTCCATCATACGCTGCTCCGTATCAGACTCAAAGCCAGAAGCATAAACTTCTTTCAACTGAACATCAGACTGATAAGTAAGACACATCATGTTTCCAGCAAACTTAACACCAAAGCCATCCATAACACGCTGATCAAGAATAGGATCACCGTCCTCACGCTTCAAGCCAATCTTTATTGGTTCGCCGTTCTCATCTAAAGCACCATCGTAGCCGTTGGCTGCTGCTTGGGATAAACCCTGAACTATTTCATAAATTGTTGCCATTTTAGTATTCCTTATTTATCGCACGTAATTAATTTTTTTCATTAATTTGTCAAAT